ATTTTTAGGTAATCCTGAAGAAACTCCATCTAAAGGCCAAACTACATGTGGTAGTTTTTTCATCACTGAATCAACCTGAGCTTTAGAATAAAAGTATTCGTTAAATAAAACTCCATCAGCCGCCTGTTCTGCCCTAATTGTGTTAATTGAGTCAGAAAAAGAAGCTTTTAATGTTTGTATAGAATCGTTTGCTGCCGCAGAAACAGGCTTATTCTCATCAGATGTATTGTCTACGTTTCCTAATCCAACCATAGATTTTGAAATCCCAGTAACATTTCCTGTAAACTCTGGTGAATTCTTTGGGGCTTTAGCGTTTATATCTGTTCTGTGATCAGATATAGTGTCATTTATTGCGTCAATACCTAATACTGCTTTAAAAGAATTCTTTGTTGCAGTAGACATCTGAGATGGTTTAACTTTATCTTGTGCATATATACTGCAAGAAAACACTAATAATATTGCTAAAAATATATTTTTTCTCATCATTCCTGTATTAATAGATTGTTTGTATTGTCCTCTTCTGATATGTAAAAACCTTCATTAGTAGTGATAAAATCTCCAACCAACGGAACTTGTTCTACTATTAAAGGTTTTATATTATACTGATATTGATAAGAATACATCAATATATAACTGTAAATTGACGCACGATACTATTTTCAGAAAATACTTTTATTACTTTTACAACAGGTCTAGTTCCTTCATAAAAAGTATATTCCCCTATATGACCATCTTGAAACTGCACTTTCATAGTTCCTGCCGATGGAAGGTCTAAAAGAAACGGTCTTAATATTCCATTTTCGTTAAAAATAGAAGTATAATCTCCACTCGCATCAAGGTCTACCGAATCTAATCTTATTCCCTGACCAATTATCCTTTGTAAGGCTGATATTTGATTCATTATATTATCGTTCTAAATTGACTTCAATTTTTGTTATAAAAATATAAAAAATAATCCACTTATTAAAATTAAACTTCAAATTTTTTATCGCCGACGGTTATAATAACTTTACTTTTCCTCTCTATCTTTCTTTCATATTTTTCTGGATATACAAACGTCTTTTTTTCTTCATCCCAAACAGAACCTTCTGGAACATCATAGAGATTGCACCTACAGAATGGGTGAGTGCTCTCGATTACCGCTTTCCAGTCGTCAACTCTTCTACCTATATTAGAACCATTTTCTAATAGCTGTTTTAAAGTAAAGATTTTAGGCTGGCTACCTATACCGTTTGTTAAATAAAGCTTGATACAGTGGCGACAAGCTTGAGGATAAACTGTTTTATAAACTCTCTGTTCTAATCCGTATTTCTGTTCTATCTGAAGCGCTCTTCCTAATTGAAAAATAGAATTCAATTCTGTCTCTGCTATCCTACCGTAATCTCGTTGCCAGTTGTCAGTCTGATGTCCCCAATTTGAGATTATAGTCTGTATAGATTCTCTTTTCTTAAAACTTCCTGAAATCTCTCTCCTTACATCTTCTTCACTTATCTGCTTCGTTAGCTCATCTTTTCTTTTATCTCCTAGATTCTTTATATGTTTATAGCTACGGTTTATTGAGATGTCGTATAAAGACTTTTCTTTCTTGGTTAAAGGGAAATATTGACCTGAATCTAAATACGTCTTAAAATCGCTGTAAACTATCGAATTCGCTTGATTATCGCTTAACCAAGCTGTCAGCCTTCCGAATATGAAAGATTGTAAGTATGGAGGATATTCTCTTGTTATTTTGGCTATATCGAATCCGAACTTACGCAGTATGTACTTGTCGTAAGTTGACAATACGTCTCCACCCATCTGTGTCACTATGAACATAGATGTATGAAGATCGATAATCTCTAAAAGAGACTCTATTTGATTTTTAGTAAATATCAAATCTTATTCCACTTTGTATACTTCTTCCAGCCGAAATACATTCCGCCAAAGAAAACAACCACGATAATTACATCTACTAACATGATTTTAAATTAAGTTACAAATTTATCCATTTGACTATACAGATGTTCTTGTTCTATCTTCAGACTCTCTGAAAAATCCTTCTTGCTCTGATTCTCGAATCCATTTATCACAAGTGGAAAGCGAACAGGATCTCGCATGATTGTATCTTTCTTCTTTAGTATTGGTCTTATGTTTTTTAATTCTTCTTTCATTCGTCAAATATACAAACAAATTCTCTAATATAAAAACTTTTTATATAAAATTTTTCAATCTTTTTAATCTTACTGTATATTTTGTTCTTCGCAATAGATGATTGAACCCTAACATAAATCTGTTTACAGAGCAATCTTGCTCACTGATGTGATATGCTTCCCATCCTAATCTTCCTAATTCGTTCAACTTTTCGTCTAAGTTGTGAGTTGATCCTTTTAGGATTATAAACTCTTTTGTGATATACTCATAAGAATTCATGATAATCTATTTTTATACCAACAAAATTCTAGTGTAAATATCAATATTCCTATCGCAAATGCTGTAAATTCGTTTCCTTCTTCATCTTGACCCTTGTAAGTTGTTATTCCTAACAGTAGATCGTCTGGGCTGTTTATGTAACCGTTAATTTGCATAATTTCCAACCTTTATATGATTCTTTTTCGTTTTTACAAAGTAATCTTACATATTGCCTGTATAAATTATATTTTTCTACAAATTCATTCCTTGTACACTCTTCATATCCATAAATTTCGTGATAAAATTTATAAATAGTTTTATCATACATCGGATTCTTTTCTTTAACAAATCTTCCATATAATGGTGAATTAATTCCTGTTTTCCCATACATTGGATTATTTGAACCATTAACATCGCTATGATTTTCAGATATTAAGTTTCTCGAATCTTTAGAATGAGTTCTTCCATACATAGGATGATCTTCGCCTTTCATTTTAGTATTCATCATTGGATTATTTTCACCTTTTAAAGATTCTGAATGTAAAATTCTTAATCTCTCATATTCTTTAGAAGAGATTTTATAATCTCTGTGATGATCTTTATTAGATGAATAAGTCATTCTATGAAGAGCATATATCATACTCTTATTTTTAGGATATAATTCAACTAATAATTTATGACAAATATAATGTTCTTTGGCTGTCAAAAGAACTAAGTTTTCTTTCTTATTAGAACCACCAAAGCACTTAGGAATAATATGATGATTCTCATAATAAGTATCATTTCTTTTGCTCCTGTTCTCAAAACGAGCTTTTTCTATTATATTATCATATAAAACTGAATAATTCATTAATATAAAGGGAAGAAAGTTTCATTTAATTTTGTTATACCCGAACTATTAAAAGTTATATCATATACTCCAAATCCTACGTGTGCAGGGATTCTTTTACCACGCATCCAGTCTGTTTGATCTTCCATACATCCGACAGATATAGCATGGATGTTTCTTTCGAACAATTTCACATACTTGTGAGTATGACCACAAAACATTATACTTGGTTTTTCTCCACCTTGAATAGATTCGATGATTTTTTGTACTCTGTAACTCAAGGCATACGAATTTCCATCTTCGCCATGCCACAAATTTATCTTCACTTTATCATTTAAACAAATATCTCCAGTATCGTGACCTATAAACTTGAAATTTTTTAACTCTTTGCTAATATCACCCACTATATTAGCCCCATTACTTTTTATATACCATCTATCGTGATTACCCGAAACTGCATAAATAGGAGTATCTGTCCACTGTCCAAACAGTTCTACTGCATATTTCTTCTGTTGATCATAACCTAAGTGCGTCAACTCGTATATGTGACCTGGTCTATGACTCATTCCTTCTGTGACATCACCTGCGTGACATACGAAATCTACTTTCTCTTTCTTAAACTCTTCGAATGCTGCGAACAATCTCTGTTCGTAGAACTTCTGGTGTCCTATGTGAGTATCTGTCATCACACCTATCCTGACTCTGTTACCGTCAAAGTTGATATTCAACTTCTTACTCTTCTCAAGTATTTGAGTCTTACCTTCTGCTATGATCTTCAGTTCTGCTTCTGAATAAGTCTCAAAAATTTTGTTGAGATACTTAGACTGCGTTGTGTTTGCTGATTGAACGTATATATCTAGTTCTTTAGCTTCTCTTATTCTTCTCTTTAAACTTTCAATCGTCATTCCTAAAAGTTTAGCCGCTTCTACTTCTCCATACTTATTGTAAACTTCTGATATTTGTAAATATCTCTCTTTTGTGCAATATTTTTTTGCCATTATAATAAATTTACTTTATAACGATTTTGAAATACCTATTGTGAACACAGAAGTGTTTATATTGTCATTACCTCTCAATCCTATTTTCCAAACTGCTCCGTATCCTACATGAATCCAGTTTAGAATAGAGATTGTCGGTATGATTCTTACGTTGAAATAGTCTGAATCTTCTATGTTTTTAGAAAGGCTAGATTGTGCGAATATATCTATACCCACTAGATAATCAGTCTTCCACTTGAAAGGATTATATTTGAGTCCGTATCCTACTCCAGGAATTACTCCTATCTGATACTCTCCTGAGTATTTCTCTTTTGTAAATGCTTCAAATGATACTGATGGACTTAGATATAATGTAGAATCTTTTGATGCGAAGTTAACCGCTTTCTCGTTTTTCTCTTTAAATGGATACCACCTCAACGAATGCTGTGAAAATGAGAGTGACGATACTAACAAGAGCAATATCGTCACTATTTGTCTTTTTGTCATAGAATTTTATTGTCGAATAATTTACTATTCCCTTCAAGTGTAGGAATCTGATCATATTTTCTACTAGGAAGGAAACTTCTTAATGAATTGAACCATTCTTTTATAGTCGATCCTTCTTTATATGATTTTATCAGAAAGTAAGTAAATGCTCCGTTGTATCGTTTGTTTATGTAGGCGTCTGCTGATGTTTGATTCTCTGAACATCCCGATATAACGCACCAATTCATCTCTCTGTTCTTTGTGATAGATCTTCTCTTTCTTCTGTTTGGTTCTATGTTGAATAATCTTATGAATTTTTGTTTCAATCCTATCTCTCTTGTTGCCGTTCCTGAGAAACAGGAATCTAACAACACTAAACAGATCACCCCTTCTTTTAGTTTAGATAGAGATATATTTATCTCATCATCTATCAAAGCACCATCGTATAGATATAGAGCTTCGTCGTATCCATCTTTCTCATCTCCATTAGTGTCAACTACTTGAGTTCCGTGACCAGAATAATGGATTATAAATCTGTCGCCACTATTTAAAGATTGCACTATTTCGTCTATCTTATTTTTTACATTCGATACAGTACATTCTTCGTTCTTCATCTTCACTATCTGATATTCTCCAAATAACAGATCTTCCATATCTGCCTGATCATTGAGACATCCTTTAAGATCATTCTCAGCACCTTTATAATCGTTTATGGCAATTAATAATGCTATATTATTATTATCCATCATATCAGTAAAATAATTGATTTAAACGTCTATTTTATCAACTGATTTTCTTTCAACCAATTCTTAGCAGCTCCCCAAATAGGATCGTTCTGTTCTGACTTCTGAGTGTCGTATTCGTCAAACGGATTCTGCGCGCCTGCATCTGGCTCTCCTGTCATCTGATCTACTGCTTCGTTAGATTCTTGCCCTCCGTACATCTTCATCTGCTCGGCCTGTAAGAATACTGGATTTAGTATAGTATCTTTCTTTGGATTATAAGGACGGTTAGAGTTCTTCTCGAACCAATCTTCGAATGATATACCGCCCGAATTGACCAACTTTATTCCGCTATCTATAACTTTAGCGTCGTCTTCTATGTCTACTCCTGTGAATACGAATTCGTACTTGTCAGAAAGTTCGCTTATTATATACTTGTTGATTATCTTCTGTAGGAATACTAATAGAGGTTTTAACCCTTTTTCTTTTGAGTGCTGCAATCTCTCTTTTTGACCGTCTTGTCCGAATACGTTTGCTTGTGTCTTGAATTGGAATCCAAGCTCTGTCGGATCTATCGTAAACACCGAACACGTCATAACAATAAGAAATTCATTCCATAGTTGAAACTCCATATCTTTATTTGTCTGCTGCATGTTGATCCACTCCAACTCCAATCCTTCTACGACTGGCATACGATGAGCGTTGTTCACTCCTGCAATAGAAGAAGACCACATCTGGCGAAGCTGGTTGAGTATCTGTTGACCTCCGCCGTCTCCATTCTTTATATTCAATAACCCTTTTGGATTTGAACCTTGCGAGAAGAAATTGCCGTTATATTGCAATCCGTTCAATAGCCAAGTTATTATACTAGAAAGTACTTCTATCTCTGAGATTGGATAGCCGTTTCTCCAGATGTCAGTAGTTGCGTTGCGCATCTCAAAAGCTAACTCCCAAGGATACCAAACCACTTGCTCTTTTGTGATCGGATTCTCAACGATCTGTCCGTTCCATATCTGGCAGTATCTTGGTAGGTATGTCTTGTCTTGGTACTTCTTCTCCACCATCTTTCCTGAGTGAGAAGTTGCTGCGAAGAATGGGTCTATTGTTTCTAGCAATCTGATCGTCTGAGCGTCTAATGCAATATATCTGATAAGATCGTTCTTCATATTCCTTTCGAGTTCAAATGCTACTCGATTGAACGTGAATGTATCTCTCAGTATCTTACTCACAAACCCTCTAAGATCGTCGTGAATGTCCCATTTTGCGTTTATTCCACCGTCTTCTAAGAAATCTACTATACCTTCTATCGTCTCTTTCTCTTGGTCTGTCAGCTCTTTCTCTCTTGCTCTATCTGAGAATCTACTGAGCTTCTTTCTGACTGTAAATCCTTCTTTCTGTTCGTCTGTAGAAAATTTTAGATAATCTAATACCTGATTTATCTTCGTATTTATGATCGAATCTATAACATGTATATAGCTGATCTTACGAAGTATGTTGTCAGGTACAGAGCTATTTAAGTCTTTGTATTCCTTACCTGAGTGGAAAGCGTAATCAGGTGCAAAGAAGTATGCTTTAGGATTACTCTTTGTCTCAGAGTTCTGCCCTACATACATCTGTGCTTTGATTATGTCTTCTGGATTCTGCGAATATAACATCTGATTAAGAAGGAGCGACTTTTCTATCTGCAATTTCCTTATGTCCAAATCTATGGACTTCGGATCTCTTGTCGCTCCTTCTTTTTTACTTGATGATCTTGTCATCTATTTGTTGTTACTATGGCTTCGATTATTAGGATGCTGTTACTGTAAGATTGTCTGTAAACGTATCTTCTACTCCAAACATGTCTGTAACTTTTACTGTGATATTTGCGTTGAATAATTCTCTTGGAGTTCCACTCAATACACCTGCTGTAGAGAGTGTCAATCCTACTGGTAAAGTCGACGCAGTTGTCCAAGTGTAAGTTTCGTTTCCACCTTCTGCTTCGAATGTAAGAGTATAAGCTGTTCCTGCTGTCCCAGCAGTTACTGACGCTACTGTGATAGAACCTGCCCCAGTACTTCCTGTGTTCTCAGGATCAGATGCTGTCACAACCCCTGTATACTTCTGAGTCAATGAAATTGTACCGTCTCCGTTATCTACCAACGTCAACTCACCAGCAAATGCTGTCACGGCAGCCAAAGCGTTTTTGAACAATGTTCCGTTCTGAGCAGCGGTTCCACCTGTTACTATACTAACTTTGATCTTATAGTCTGCGCCTGTGTATTTAACTCCTGTAGGAGCTGTTCCGTTTGCATTCAAGTCTAACCAAACAGCAGCAGTCTTCTGGCTGAGTGCATTTTTAATTACTACATAATCACCCTGTGCAGCGGCAGCGGTTGCAGGAATAGTTAAGGTCTCAACTTGAGCGTTTCCACAAACTCCAGCAGTAATGTTATCGGTAGTAATAGCTAAATCTGTAAGTGTATTCAAGTTTACAACGTTTTGACCTGCTTCGTAAACGTTCAAATTAAGGTTCTTATCTGTAGCTTGGTCTGTCATATGTTTCAAAGAGTACATATCAACTTTATCTAACATTCCAAAAGACTGAGCAGTTGCATTCAGGTTCACATGTTTTACTCCATTCACATATTGAGTTACTTGATAAACGGTCAGCTCTTTATTCCCATTGATCAAATCTGTCAAATACTCAACATCGATAGCCTTATTTGCATTCGTATATTTTAATGTTTTCATCTTCTCTTTTATGTTTATTATTTCGATTCTCCGTAAGTTTTACCTACTCTATCCAAATTCCTATTCAGAACTGTATCTGTATAAGTTCCTGTTTTCACTTTTTCGTCTTCTCCTGATTCACTCTTCTGAATCTCTTCTGTCCACTCAACTTGTTTAGGACGCACGTAGCAGATCGACTTCTCAATTATAGATTTGCTGTTCTCTGCTATATTGTAAACTTCTACCTTCTTAAATGACTTAATTTCCTCTTGTAATACGTTGTATTCACTCTTTTCCAGTTCGTCTAATTCAGAAGTCTCACCTTTGATCAAAAGTTCTTTGTTTCCTTCGATATAGGCATTAAATTGCTCTTGAGGATATACTTCAAGGTTGTTTTCTTTGACGAGTTTGTTTAGTTCGTCTCTTGTAAGATTTATGTTATTCATATCTTATTTTTCTTTTGTTTAATCGAATGTTTTAAAATAATGATATAAATATATAAACTTTTTATTGAAAATGAAAATTATTGAGAAAAATTTTAAAGTTTTCTAATCTTCCACTCTGTATTCTTAGTATAGTTCTCATACCCACTCTCTTTCTGTAATGTCTTACATCCTATCATTACGAATATAGAAATGATCAGTAATATTATTAGATTAGGAACTGATAGAGTTGTTGAATGTCTGTTTCTTCTTTTCATTTCGCTTTTATCGTTAGATTTATCCAAAGATTTGTATTTATATATGAATATCCACTCTTGTCATTAGGACGAGTGTTATCTTTTTCACTTCATCAGCTTGTTTAGTTCTTTATGCGCTTTATGAGAAAAAGTTGATGATTTAGAGAGTAGTTCAACAAATAAGTACATATTTTCTAAAGATTCTTTAATCCATCCTATTTTTAATACAGGGTTTAAATTAGATAGGTTTGTAAAATCTTCTTTAAATGTTTTTAATAGTTCAAAATCTACTTGAGGCATTCCTTCTTTTTCTTGTTTCGTTTCTTTTTGCCAGATTTGTTCAATTTCTCTTCCAGTTAAAGTTTCCCATCTTCTGATACTACCGACTAATTCTGTATGAGTATCGCAAAGTTGAGTTTTCTCAAAACTTGAGAATTTAGAAAACCATTCAATTGCTTTTTCTCTGTCTGATTTACATTCTTGCGATAATTCAGATTCTGCTTTTCCACAAATCTTACACATAGATAATACAACATCTCCATTTACATCTAACAATTGACTTGGAATGTTTTTGTCTCCTTTTTGATACAATACGTGTTTCATCTTGTTTAAATTTTAAGTGAATTTTTGATTTATTTAATTTTGTAGCCATTACAGGACTTGAACCTGTGACCGCCAAGGTATAAGCTTGGAACTCTAACCAACTAAGTTAAATGGCTGTAAAAAGAAACAGTAATGTTGTTTTCGCTGGTAGTGTATGCGCACTAACCGTTTGAAGGACTTTCAACAAAAACAAACAAAACTGTTTCTAATATTGGATAGAGGCGTTTCGACCGACCAGACTGGCCAAAATTAATTCTGTTTTGTCTCTCTTGTTATCAACTGGTATGAACAATAGCAGACCGCAGAAACCGCTCTAATTATCTATCCTTTTATATTTTTAATGAACTAATGATTGATAATCTGACTTGCTATACCAGATGGTACACAGGAAATCTAAATAATACGTGTAGTATCAATCATTAAAATAAGATATAAAAAGTAACAAGTAAACTTACCCACCAATTTAAACTGCAACAACAAGTCACTCGTATTGGTATTACTTGTTACTAAAATAGGATTAAAATAAAACTACTTGCGAGAAATATTGAATAAGATTGTAGTGTCTATCTTACAACTATTAAAGACAAACTTTGCGAGGTTTGCTCATTCATTAGCTTAATCAATATCAACCAACATTTTCATCTCAACTCTCCAGTTGATTTATAGTCTATTTGTTTCACTCCTGTAATTCTCGGGAATACTATTTGAAAACTTGATTAAGTAGTTTTGTTTGTATTTTTCAATATTTTCAAAGAACTTTTTGTAGCTATTGTAGGACTTGAACCTGCAACCTTGAATGTATAAGATTCCTGCTCTAACCGACTGAGCTAATAGCCGTTTTATTAATTTACTCCGTATAGATTAGCATTATCCCACCCAATATACCAAGCATTCATAATTGCTATACTTGATGCTTCACCCTTTGGAGTTTCTCCTATCTTTCTTCCAGTAATCATCTTTTCTAACTCTTTGTCAAAATGAGCAACTCTTTTAATGCCAGATGTAAACGCTTTAGTTCCTAAAATCTGAGCTGATGCGAGTTGAATTTGTCTTGTTGTCATTTTGTCGATTTTTAAATTGTTAGTATTACTGTTTGTTTGATGAGATAAAAATAATACAAATAATTCAATCTCCAAAATATTTTATATAAAATTTTCAGTTTTGTGTGTTATTTATAATCATTTTAAATAAGAAATGTTGATTGTCAATTAGTTATCTTTCTTCACTATTTTGTAGCCAGCATTATCTAAAGCCTCTTTTAGCCAACAAAAACCAACATTTGTTCCAAGCCATTGTATAATTGTTGCAGCAATCAAACGATCTCTATTATTAATTTTCAAATAACAAACGTTCTGTGCAAGTATGTTAAGCGGGTGACCGATTCTTTCAAAAAATAAATCTTGAAGAATGCCATATC